ACATGAGACCGACTTCTTCACTGCACCGGCTAGCACTCGCTACCATGGATCTTATGAAGGTGGTTTGGTTGAACACTCATTAAACGTGTATGATCGTTTGGTATGGGAAATGGAAAATACTGTCGGCGCAGGTTGGCAAGAAATTTATAGCCCTGAATCCATTGCTATTATCGCTTTGTTCCACGACCTATGCAAAATCGACCGCTATGTCATTACTGAAAAATGGTGCAAGGACGAAAATGGAGATTGGGAAGCCTATGAGGCTTACGAGTACAATAAGGAAAAAGCCGAAATGGGACATGGAGCGCAGTCAGTGTTCTACCTACAAAAATTCATTCAATTGACCGAATTTGAAGCGCAGGCTATTTTCTGGCACATGGGAGCCTATGATCTTAGTCCTTACGCTTCATTAGCCGCATGCAGTGAAACGTTCAAATGGAACCCTCTTGCGTTCCTAACTCACCGCGCTGACATGGCTGCGACTTATGTCACAGAGAATGAAGCATTCGTTTACGGCGAAGGTACGGACGAAGAAGAAGTGAAGGTAGAGGAAGAAAAGCCAGCTAAGAAGCCTGCACGTCGTGGACGTAAGACCGTAGAAAAGGATCCAGAACCTGTTGACGATGATGAAGAGCAGGAAGAGGAAAAACCTAAACCAACTCGACGCCGTCGCAAAAAGGAAGAACCTAAGGAAGAGCCTGAAGTGAACGAAGATGACGCAGAGGACGAGGATCCAAAACCTACTCGCATTACACGTCGCAAAAAGACTGCTCCTAAAGATGAACCAAAAGAAGACGCTGAAGAGCAAGACGATGACGTGGAAGAAAAACCTAAGTCAAGTATTAGAATGCCACGCAAAGGCGCACGCGCAGCAGCAAAACCTGTTGAACCGAAAACCTACTACTTCTACAACCAGGAAGATGACTACTACTACAAGAAGGACGAAAATGAGCCGGACGATCCAAGTGACATCCTTGTGGATGAAGAAGAGTACCTCAATGCTATGTGTCCAGTATTAGAAGAAGACTTCTTCTATGTACTCGACGGAAAAGCAAACGTATTGCGCAAGGGTGAACGCTTGCCTGAGGAGTACGATGAAGAGACTTGGGAACCAATTACCGAAGCCGAGTACGAAGAAATGGTGAACCCTCCTAAAAAGACTTCCGTCCGTGCTTCCCGTAAAAAACCAACACCTTCAAAACGCCCACGTCCATAAAGGAGGACTGAAAAATGTGTAAAGAATGCAAAGATTATCGTAGCAAAAAATTCGGCGCCCGCATTGGCGGCAAAGGTCACGAAGAAATCGAAGTCGAGTTTACATTAGGGGAGCTCGAAGATATTACCGAAGCTATCGCCGAACGTGCTTTAAAGACTAAGGATCCCGAAAATCTCAAACTTGTAGCTTGCTTCGCCCTAGCGTCTAGTCGCCTTATGGACGCTCATAAAGAGACTACTATCGCTGAAGGAAAATATAAAGGGTTCCGTGAGTCTATCCAAGAGATCGTAAACAAGAACGATCCTGCAACTACATTGAACGACCTAAAGGAAATCCTAACTATCAATGAAAAGGTCGACAATGTACTGAACACCTTACAAGAGATGGGAGTGTTGTAAATGGAACGAATAAAGACGTTATTTCATGTGATTTACGCTAACGGTACTCATTTAGAAGTAGCAGCTTTATTCGACACCATTGACGACTACGATGACGCAGTTGAAGATATTCAGGGTTACATTGATAACCCTGAATTTTATAATCAAAAGTGTATTAGGTTGACACCTTACAACCCGGACATCAATGGTGACGTTATTGCTACCGATATACTACTTCGATTAGACGATATTATTTATGTCGACGCATCGTGTGAGACAATTAAGTATGAGGAACCTAAAGCATGAACGAACAACGCAGACAAATGAACCAACGGATCCTCGACTTACGAGGAGATTACACAAGAGCACGCGCCCGCATCAATTGGTTATTAGCAAATGACGACAAGGGCGAAGAGTTCGAACAACTTGAACAGTTCGTAGGATACATCGACACGCTTGTCGAGTGCTTCCCAGAGAACCAACGTATGATCATCCGGCTATGTATACTGGACGATATTCCACTAAGCAAGGCAGCGATCGACATTGGGTACCATTATACTTGGGTACTAGCTTTGCGTGATAAGACTGTCGTAGCTTTGGAGGAAGTCCTCGCGGGTGATAAAATTATTAGATCTAAGTTAGGTCTACAAGTGAAGGAGAAATTAGATGAGCTTTATAATTAAAGTAATATTAGTTAGCGTCTTCGTACTGTCCGCATTTTGCCTGACTAGTGCAATGACTTACCTTGTAATAGGTAAGCAGGAAGACGGACGTAGCCCTATCGCGTTGTTTTTGGGGTCTGTCGTTAGCTGTATCACGTTTTATGGGACTTTGGGTCTCCTTGTATACCTGCCATGAAAAACACGCGCAAAATCGCTATACCAACGCGCAGAGCGAGCGCACGTCAGGAGAAAAAAGTAGCTCGTCAATTAGGAGGCAAAGTGCAGCCTAATTCTGGAGCTACGGATTATTATAAAGGGGACGTCATTACGGACGACATGCTTATTGAATGTAAAACCGTAATGAAGCCTCAAAAAACTGTAAGCCTTAAAAAGGAATGGTTCGACAAGAACGAGCAAGAACGGTTCGCAGCTAAAAAAGATTACTGCGCATTAGTGTTCGACTACGGAGACAATGGTGAACAGTATATAGCAATGACCTTGCAACAGTTCAATCGAATGATGGAGGATCGACATGAGTAAAGGAAAATTGAATAAAGGGAATACCGTATATGTTGTCCAGCCGGATGGAGAGGTAATGACCTTCACTGCGGCGATCAACGGACGTGATTATATCGACGTTACAGAACTGGATCCTATTGTATTACAAACCACACTCGAGCTCATATCTCGTAGTGTTGTAGGTGTAAGCAAGTACGGAACTACATTAGCAGAGAATAACGCCGATGACTTCCTGCAGCACGCTAAAGAGGAGGCGCTGGATCTAGCGAACTACCTCACTAAGTTACAATCGCAAAAATAAAAGACCTAAATCAATAGGTCTTTTTACTTGCCTAAGTAAGCAAGGGATTGACTTTGAACTTCCGCAAGGAAATCGCCAAAGGAAATTCCTCGGTACGCAAGTTCTTTAGCCGTGTAGGAACTTACTAGCCGGGCTAACAAGCAATCATAAAAGTCTGGATCTTTGGTATTAGTTATACCAATATAGTTCAGTATGTCCGCTGGTTCAATGTTGTATCTATCTCCCATCGATAATCTCCTATTCCATGTAGCCGTCAACGATCCAAAGTTGGAACGGATCCTCTCCCTTGTATGGACGCGATAATTTTAGTGACACGCGCAATTCCGTTGAAAGTGTAATTAGGTCCTCTAGTGAACTAAGTTCGAGTTCGATAATGGGATTACCTGTATTCCGTTCACAGTAGTAGGACACCCTCCCAACTTTGTTCAGTCGGTCTGCGTAGTGCGCATGAACGTCCTCTTCTTCGAAATACTTTGCGGAGTAGACGTGAAATTTCATTTACTTAGCTCCTTTTCTATTATAGATACACGCTTTACTGAAGTCAATTTGTTCCGCAGGGATAGGTTTATCGTACGTCCACGCTCGACAATTATCGAACTTGAACAATCGACAGAATATGGACTCGTTATGATCGAAACTTTCCCGACATTGTTCGATATCTACTTCCACTTCGAACACTACAATATCAACATTTCTAAAGGCTAAAAAGGCTACGGCTTTTTCATAACTTTCCGCAAAGTATATAACCCCGGAGGAGGGCTTTAACCCCTCGTCCAGGATATCACTTAGATTGGCAAAATCAGTTGCGTGGTATAGCTTCATTATTTTCCTCTTCCTTGTCAATTAAATCGATAGCCTCGTTCAGCATTTCCTGGATATCCCAAGTAACTAATCGACCTTTATATTCGATAACAGTTGTAATTCCCGCAAACGAAATGTCGATCTTTTCACCATTTTTGGGATGGACTGCATCCGCCTGATGAAATCTCATAATGAGTGCGTTCTTTTCTTGTAATGTAGGTTTAGCCATTTTGTGTTCCTCCTAAATATTCTTCAAATGTAGCCATAGGCATGTTAGCGTTGTAAGTGTTCCATAATACTAATTGATCACCTGGTAGTTTAACCGCAGCGGCAGCGATTGCGTCGGTAATAATAGTTGGTAAAGAACGCTCATAGTGAACGTTCTTATATTCGTTTAACTCAATAGCTAGTGCATCCTTATTGTCGAATAGCTTTACATACTGTTCAGCTGCTCGGATAATCGAGCGACGTGTTGAGCGTCCGTCACTAATCTTGTTGCGAAGTGCGTTTAATTCTTTATAGTGTTTCATTTTGTGTACCTCTTTACTTGTTTAATTTAATCATATAGGCAGGAGCGTCAGTATCCAAGATACATTGTAGCTCTGAGTCTTTAGTGATCTTTTCAACGGCTAATACTTCGACTTCCATTAAAGAGTTCGAACTGAATACTTGCCAACGTTTTCCTTCAGCTAATACTTCAGTGACGTCCTTATCTACTACAATTAGATATTCAGTAGGTTCGAATGTATTTTTTAGATTAGATAGTTTCATTTTGTTTACCTCGTTTTGTTTTACTTTATGAATATATTATAACGTATTACCGGGTAATAGTCAAGCCTTTTTATCAAAAAAGTTCGAAAAAGTTGAACTTTTTTTTTCAATTATTTTAAACGCTAAAAAAAATAAGGTCGCAGTGACCTTATCCTTATTTGATGTAAAGTTTAATGA